CCATTTCCAATTCGAAGTTGGTTTGAAGGTGTATCTGCTCCTAAACTACCTGATCCTATAAAAATATTACCATCGCCTGAGCTTAAACTTGCTCCTGCTTCATAACCAATCATTAAGTTTCCTGCTCCTGTTACTGCATCACCTGCTCGATATCCTAAAGCAACATTATAATCACCACTAAGCATATTATCTAATGCAAACGCTCCTACTGCTGTATTATTATTAGGAGTATAACTAGCTCCAGTAGTACCATTTGCATATCCTGCTCTATATCCAACAAATACATTATTTTGGCCCGTTCCTAAAGCAAATCCTGCGTTACGTCCTACAGCAACATTATTTTGAGGTAATGATCCATATCTTCCTGCTTCATATCCCATGAAAACATTATAACTCCCTCCAGTTAAATTATTATTAACTAACCCAATACCAATATTATTTGATGATAAGTTAGCAGGGTGAGGATTAAAATCACCTTGAACTTCTAATGATCCAGATACATTTAATGATCCTGTTATTTGAGTATTTCCTATAACGTCTAACGAACTAGATACTAATAATGATCCAGATAATTGACTTGGACCTCTAACAGAAAATGCATGTGGCTTAAAATTATTTGCTGCAGTTAATCTACTTCCTACATGTAAACCTCCACCGATAAAATTTTGTTGCCAAGTTGATCCGCCTTCATTTGCATTACCTTGAATATAAACACCTGTTAAGCCTGACCAATAGTGTAATGAAAATTCTCCAAGTCTTTCAACTGAACTATATAATCTTGCTGCTGTAAATCCATATCTTGTACCTGTTACTTTTACTTCTGCATCATTTATTTCGACTCTACCTGCATCAGTTAAAGGTGTAAATGTAGCTATATTTGTACCGTCTGCAGAACGTTTAACATTTAATGATCCCGAAGAGATAGTAATACCCGAACCCGAATCAGATATTGATATTGAACCCGACATTGTTAATGATCCTGTTATTTGAGTGGATCCTGACATTTTAATAGTTTTATCATTAACGATATCTAATATATCAACTGAATCAGAATTTTGTATTTTAAGAGCAGATGCTGCATTATCGTTAGTAGTTCCAATAACTCCTAATCTTGCGCCTATATTAAAACTTGTACCTGTCGAGCCTGCAATAGTAAAATATCCAGCTGTAGTTCCTGTTAGATACGCTGTACTATATAATTGTAAATAATTTCTTCCTAATATTGTATTGTAACTATTTATTTGAAATTTTCCCTCTATTGGAACTTTGACAAGATTTGAGGTAAAATCTGTCCCAAATATATCAACTGTAGAATTGCCTCCGGCAGCTGCAAATGTAAATCCAGATGTACTATTTGGAACTGTTATTACTGAATTTTCTCCGCCTGTTAAATGAATGTGAGATGCAGAAATAAATCCACTAGAACTTATATTAGTATTAATAACTAATCCTTTATCAGGAGCAATTGATGCTGTAACTGAGCCAGATGCTATTTGAGATAAATTAAGGCCTGTTATTCCTGAAGCTGGTATATTAATTAAACCTGATCCATCTCCAGAAAATACTGATCCAGAAATATATCCACTTGAACTTATATTGTTTTGTGCTATTATATCACCAACAAATGTATGAGTATCAGATGCTTCGTCTCCAAATATATTTGATCCAGATGTTTCAATAGTTGATGCTGTAATAAATGATGATGTTAAATGAGTAACATTCATTCTAAATGCTTCGATATCATTTGCAAATATGGTTGAACTAGCACTTATAATAGATCCTGTTATTGAACCTATACTATTAAATCCAATAAGGCCTGCTTCTAATGATAAAAATTCTCCACGACCTGCTCTTATTTTTGTTCTTGCACCAGTATTATCTTGTATATTTAATCCTGTTGTTGGATCAAATTTTAATCGACCTATTTCAGCTTTTGTTGACGGATTTCTAAATTCAATAGTTTCACCATCTGTAATAATATGATTAAATGATCCGGTTGGAGAAATGACTAATGTACTACCTGATATGATACTAGCTGATATTGATGTGTTAACTAGTAGTCCGCCGTTTTGATTTATAGAAGCAGAAAAGGATCCAGATGCTATTTGTGATAAATTTAAGCCTACAATTCCAGATGCAGGTATATCAGTTAATCCTGCACCAGATCCAGTTATAACTCCATTGGTACTAAAATTACCATTTTGTGTTATTGATGCTGAAAATGATCCTGATGTGATTTGAGATAAATTTAATCCACCTATAGCAGATGCAGGGATATCAGTTAGACTAGCACCAGATCCTTGAAACGATCCAGAAAATGATCCAGATAATTGTAAATCGGTACGAAACTGTTTGCTATCAAATAATCTTCCCATTTATTATGCCCATCTACCTTTTACAATTATTGTATCACTTGATTCCAATGAATATCCTAATGTTGTTGTATTAAATTCAATTATTTGTGTAGCAGTTCCTTCTGTTAATGGTGTCCATGTATATACTGATTTGTCAATATATTGTCCATTAATAAATATATCAAATTCATTTCCTGACGCTGAATTTCCAGTTGATGGATTTCTAGCAGCATCTGCAGATATATGTATTGTATCACTATCAATAAATGTTCCTGTTTGCTCTGTAATATTAGTTAAATAATCTAAACTTACAATATCAATTTGAGCTCCGCCTGATGCTCCGCCTACAATAACAGCATTTCCTGATATAATTCTTTGTTTTGCATCAATTAATTTTTGAGGAACTATTAAACTATTAAATACATCTACGCTTGTATCTATAACTTGTGCCCATTCTAATTTTTTAATAGAATAACGTTTTTGTAATGTTGATAATTTAAATTCTTGTTCAGCCATTAATGTTCCATTAACAGTTAATGGAATAGTTGCTCTTACTAATCGATCTTCTCCTGTAGTATTAATTGTTTCAAATGATATATTTCTAATAAATGTTCTATATTTATTTGTTTCATTTCCCCACGCAAATGTTCCATATGGCATAATCTGTTCTATAACTTCATTCATTTGTGTTGTAAAATCAGTCCATATTAACATATCATAATCTATATCAACATATTCTGGAATATTAATTGCATATAATTCTTCGGAGTTCATTCTTTCGTTTGTTGGTATAGGAAATATATCTTCAGAATATCTATTTCGTTTATTATATTTTTGTTTATATGTAATTTGATTTCCTGCAATTGGATTATTAATATCTAATTTTTTTAATTGTTCTCGTTCTTGTAATGTATTACGCTTTAATATTATAAGTGGTGATTGTAACTTTCCTTTTTCATCTCTAGAATATCCTAATCTTCTAACACTATCCCATTTTTCACCATTTGCGTATATAATTGGTATTTTAATTAATTCTCCATTATGCTCAATTTGTGGTTCTATTGTATTTTCTAAATACCATTTTATTGCATAATCAATATCATATACAGTTCTTTTTGGAGTTTTGACAACATCATCATCTCTTCTAACTTGTTCTGCTCTGTTAAAAATTAAATCAGGCCTAGATGATTGTGTTTTCTTTAAAGCTGGTTTATTTGTTTTTCTATCAATATTTTGTCTATTATATTTTGGCATTAACTAAATCCTTTATAAGATTGATTATCGCTCGTTACTCCAAAATTCATTTTTCTAATATTTAACGGCTTTTGTCTTGTTACATGCGTATCACATAATACAGAAACACTATATCCAAACTTATTACCATTTGGCCATGTGTCTGGATTCTTTCCTGCAAAATATTGATTTGCATCTACGTTATCTAATTCATAGTATTCATTATCCCAAAGTATAATATCTCCTACTTCCGGATAAAAGTTAGCTTTTTCTAAAATATCTCTAGATATACCAAATTGTGCTGTTCTGGTATAATCATGACCATAATCATCCATATTAGCATTTTTAGTTTCTTTTGTAATTAATGCAGGAATAAGTATTGAATCAAAATATGTTTTATCTGTAGATTCGCCGTATATATTTGTATTTGATTGTTCAACTACTAATTTAAAAAATTCAATTTCAGTATCAATTATTGAATTTAGTAATTCAGCATTAATAGAAGCTAAAAACTTTGCATCTCTTTGAGTTCCAAATAAAGCCATATCTTATCCTATATAAATTTTAGTTGGTACTTTTGATAATATTTCATTCATTGCATCATTTTCAGCTTGTTGTCTGGTCATCATACTTTCTTTTGTTAATTTTTCTAAAAATTCTCTTAACTGTGTAATTAAAGCTTCTTTTTCTGCTTGTCCTTGAGAAACTAAATCTGATCCGTTTAATGTTACTTCTGAATTTGGTATTGGTACAGACGAATATTTACCTCTAACATATCCTAACATTTCTTTAACTAATGCAGATCCATATCTAAAAATCCATGCTCTTCCCATATCATTAATTTGAGAATATTTTTGATATTTATATGGAATATTAGATGCATCACTAACTACTCCATTCATTACAGCTGTATTACCAAATAATAAAGCTTCGTCAGCTTTTTTGTCTTCAAAAATAAATTCAAACCAAACGTTTTCATAAAATGGGCTTGCAGCTGTACCTCCTTGATTTGGAGTAGGATATAATCTTATGTCATCACCATGTATTTCAAATGAAAAATGTGATTTTCTAATTCTATCATTAAATTCAATAGTTTGTATTCTTAATAAGTCTTGATGAATAGGCATTAACATAAAATTTACAGATGGAGAAAATCCACCAAAATCAAATGCATCCATTAAATTTTGTGAACCTAATCCTGTTCCAACAAATGGATCAAAATATCTAACGATAGCTGGTGGAACAGTATGTAATACTCTTTTTATTTCAATTGAACTAGAATCAGATAATTCTATACCTAAACTTTTAGAAACAGCTGTTCGTATACTATATGTTTGACATCCATCTTTGACTTCGATTGATGCAGAAAACCAATTTAAATTTCCACCTGAGTCAGCTTCTGTTCCATATGTTTTTGATAATTTAGTTATATATGATAATGATGATCCAATTAATGTATCTGAAAATCCATTATCTGTTAAAAATTCAGATCCAGTTTGTATACCTAATGTATTTAATAAGTTATTAGTAATATTTGTTTGATTAACTTGATTTGAATATTCTATTACAGCAGATTCAAATGCATTGTAAAAATTTATATCAAGTAATTCAACATCCATAATTGGATATCCAACATTTTGAGCAGCGTGTTTTGCAAAGCTATCTGCTTGTTGTTGAAATAATGTATCATTATCAAAAAATCCAAATGGAGTATCTCCGGTGGTAAATGAAGAGCTCCCTGGCCATATTGGTTTATTTTCACTGTAATCTGCCATATATTAATCCTATTGTACTCTTGTTAGTGTTGAATCCAATAATTGCATTTGTTCTAATGTTTCAATTTTTTGTGTAGTTAATTTTTGAATAGCTTGAAAAGTTTTTTTAGCTGAATATGGTGATAATACTTTAATTGTAATTAATTCAGCTCCTTTTCCTAAATCTTGTTCTATATGAACCATAAGAACCATACGAATAGCTCTTATTCTATCTAATACGTCAACTAAATTACCTTTATAACGAATTCTTGCTTGTATTGAATATTTTACTCTTTGAACTGCCATAGTACTTCTTTTATAATAAATATCTAAACAGTAAGAAAGGGATGACAAAATCATCCCTTCCAATTATAGTTGTTAAAATAAACTTAATTTATATTAAATTGATTTTAAATCAGCAACATATACTTTACCATAGAATTCAGGTCTTACCATTTTCTTAGCATATCTTGTCATTACACCTTTTCTTGGGGTGAAGTTAACAGGATCGTATACTAATGGAGTCATGATAAGTGGTACGTATGGAGCATAAACTGCACCTGTTTCAAGGAACTGTGCTCCTCTATATCCCATAAGGATTACGTTTTCTTTCATGTATGGGTTTTTGTATACTGTGTATCTATTATTGATAGCACCAATTTTCTGAACACCAGCAGCAAATTCCATTTTGTTACCATCTGTGTCAGCAGCAAATCCAGGAATAGATTCAAGGATAGTTGCAACAGCAGGTGAAGTAACTAAGAAATTAGCGCCACCTCTTAGTGTCTTTTGATGAATTTTATTAGATACTTTTTGAAGTTTAGTTCCTAAAGTTTGGAACCACTCTCCTTGCGTATTATAATATCCACCAGCAGATACATCTCTTCCTTCAAATGCTGTACCAGCATCGTTTAAGAATTGATTTGATTTAGCTGACCAAAACTCAGTAGTTACTGCGCCGTCAATTAACATATCAAGAATTTCAAGATCAATTTCCATTGATACATATTCACTTAACATTGAAGTTAATTCAGCTTCAGCGTCAATTGAGTGATATGCATTTAAATCTTGAGCAAAT